ACTGGTATCCTGCTTCGTAACTATGGCCATGGGTCATAGGGCCGATTTCAAAATACAAGTTGTTTTCTGTTTCCCATCCGAATCTCATCATGTCTGTTGCTTCGGCATGACTCTTAACCCAATCCTTTAACTCGAATTCGTGCGTGTATTCGGCATACGGACCAGCGAGCGCTGTGCTTGATAACATACTTAATAACAAAAACACTTTCAATTTCATATGTTACTCCTTAAATAAAATGGGTCGGGGGGATAGCGTCCCCCCAGTTTAGCCGCACTCGCTTGTGGGGCACCCAAAGGTTTTGTTACATATACGGTGTTGGCATATACAAACTTTCGCCTGTCATAATCACACCATAGTTTGGTGTGTAGAAGGGGGCAAACAAACCACCCAACAATACCAGAGCGAAGAATGCGATAGCAAACCATTCTTTCATTTTCTTGATCATTTTCTATTCCTTACGCGAAGTAAGAAGCGAGAATGAACAAGGGTGTAATTGCAATTACGCCAACGAGTTGGCAAACGACAACTACTTTTTCGTTTGTTAATACTTTAATCATTTTTGTTACGTCCTTTGTGAGATGTCAATTTTTCTCGGACGCTGTTCTTCGGGTAGTTCCACTTTGAGTTTAATCACTAGTAGTCCATTGACGAATTCAGCTCCATCAACGACAACATGATCAGCAAGTCGGAATGTTTCCACGAATTTCTTCGTAGTAATCCCTTTGTGCAGATACTCGGTGGTATCCTCCGCAGGGTTGCCCTTTATGACTAGTACACCAGGTCGAGACTCGATGTCTAAATCACTTTTTTTATAACCACCAAGTGCAAACTCCATGGCGTATTCTGTGTCAGAATATTTTACAATATTGTGACGAGGAAAACCCTTCTCGTTTGCGCCAGCGGCGGTTAATCTTTCTATCTCATCCCAGACATGGTCGAAACCAATGAAACGAGAGTGGGGGAACGAAAACACTTTACTTCTTGTAGTAACCATAATGGTCTCCTTATTTGCTTTAAGCAAGACTGTTGTCTATCCTCCGGACAATTCCGCGAGGACACTATTATATATACACTATTTAATCTTAAGTGTCAAGGTTTCTTCTAAAATTTTCATAGGCGACAACTGAACATAGAAATGAAGGAGAAAGTTCCCAGTAAGATGGATTATGTTCTATACCTAGAGTTGTACTACCATTGATATATCCACCATTATAAGCCCAACCTTCCGCCTGACCTATACAATACCAAGCAGCAGCATTAAAAGTATGTGTTGCTAAAAGTTCATCTGGATTATGCTCAGGTTTTTCTAAGCATATGAAAGTCGAATCGGAATTTGCGGATACGAAATCTTCTATTGATGTGTATACGCTAACATCTTGCATTCTGAAACGATCAGCCTCAGTTACGTTCTCGTCATCTGAATTAGTTACGAAAATTCCACGTTCTTCCCAGTCGATTGCCTCTTCAAGTACGACATCGGTATTATTAATTACTGCAATCTTATTAACGCCCCACATATGTTGCGTACACAAGAAAGGGAAAAAATCTATCTGTCTACCCGAATAGTGATCGGTAAAATTTGTGTCGAAATAAAACATAAAGTTCATATTAGATTCCTCATAGGTAATTTATTGGATTTGGTTCGCCTTCTACTCCGTAAGAGTATGTGACACGAGAACCACGAGTAACGACCTGATGGTGTGTACCTCTAGGAATCCACACACAGTGGCCCGGCCTAAACATCTTACCATTAGTTTCATATGGAGTATTCTCAATTTTCAATAAGACATCGCCTACACTTTGTACAAGGAACACATCCATTTTATCAGCGTGCCATGGATAACTATCAGAGTCAACTCCAAACCCATAAAATTTAATTAAAGTTATTGGGTTTTTTCGGAAAGCTTCTGACAAATCTAAAGCAAGTTCTTGAGACCAAGCTTGGAGTTTATTTTCATGCGTACAGCTTTTTAGGAAAAACCTAAATTTTTTAGTGTTAGTATCAACGAAATCTTCTGGATGGTCATCCAAAAATTTCAACTCCGTTTCCCACGTTGGAATTGGGTCTAATTTAACATTACTAAAAAAAGATTTTCCTTCTTTAATACGTGGATCATCAAAAGAAATCATTTGTTTCCAATATTATACTTAGGGCAAAGCTCCCACTCATCTTTCTCTTTATGGGAAATGATTTTGATCTGTCGTAAAGGCGCGCATTCTCCGACCGAGCCTTTATTTAAGATTTGTACCAGACCCCAATCAGATAAGAGTGTTGCTATACTATTTCTTCTTAAAATATCATTATCTTCAAGGTTCGATTTTTTACCATCGAGTAAAAACAATTCCTTAAAATGTACTATAAAATAACGACCTTGTTTATGTAGGATATGGCAGGATTGGAAAAGCTTATTATCTTTACGTGATGCCACACCTATTCTGGTTAAGGTTTCTCTTACTTTTAAAAAATCATCTGGTTCATTTAGAGTAACCTCCAACATATCAGATGGTGCCCAAATTTTATATTCGTCCACCTTTAAATATCCTTTTCCTGACTTCATTCATATTATCGGAAGAGATCAATGGCATAATTTGTTTAGCTTTCTCGTTGCTATATCCATAATACTCTTTTACCGCTTCCAAATCACTGAGCGTTTCAGGTTTAATCCATTTGCTAAACCTTTTACGCTTCCTGATAATATTTATAAGAAAATGATATTGAAGTTTGTGGTCTATCATATGATATTGATTCATAATGTTAGCAGCAACAACGGTATCGTTGAAATAAGACAGTGAACGATTTACTAAAAAGGATTGGTATGACTTTTCCGTCAAGTCATCCACCATCAGGTCTTCTTTGGAATGGTTAATCGCATTTAAGAAATCAAACGGGTTCATTTAAAATCAACCTGTGCCATAACCTCAGTCATACAAGCAACCATATTTAACTCGTGGTCTGCAACAAATGCTGCTTTGTACTGGTAATCAGCAAGCGTCAGCACAAGTTGCGGAATGCTAGAACTTTCAACTCTTTCATACATACTATCATACATATGTCTAAAAATAACCGAAGTATCAACATCAATGTTGTTGGCAACCCACGTTCGCATTCTTTTAAAGTCTTTAGCTTTAAGAGATGCGAACAGACCATCGTAGTTGTTGGTGTCAGTATTAACAGATACGTTTAGAACACCACCCACAGACGCACGTTGAAGTTCATTGAGAACTCGTCTCCAGTCTGGAGCGTGTTTTAATATCATATCAGCAACAGGTTTGATAGCTGTTGTTTTATCAACAGCTATGCTTTCAGCCGCAAGTATGTCTAAGCAACGCATAAGCATACGCTCACACAATCCAGCCATATCTTTTTTGGTTGTATTGAATTCATACACACCACACCTAGAATGGAGTGGTTCAATGATTCTATTCTTAAAGTTGCAGGTTAAAATGAATCGGCAGTTATCTGAAAACTCTTCGATGAACCCGCGCAATGCTGGCTGTGTCGATTGAGGATTCAGATAATCTGCCTCATCAAGTATAACAACTTTGACACCGCCCTGCAGGGATACAGAGGAAGCAAATCGTTTGATCTTGCCTCTTAAGGTTTCAATGTTGCCTTCTTCTGAGCCGTTGACTATGATAAAGTCTAGGTCCAGTTCGTTACAAAGAGCCTTTGCAACTGTGGTCTTACCGAGACCTGCGGTGCCGGTGAACAGCATGTTTGGTAGCTCACCGGACTTGAGTATTTCACTAAATGTTTCTTTTAACTTAACTGGTAAAATTGTATCCGCAATCTTAGCGGGACGATACTTCTCAACCCAAAGAAACTCTTCTCTCATTCACATACCTCATCATAATATAATAATTGGAGCGGATGGAAGGAATCGAACCATCGTCAGTAGGTTGGAAACCTACAGCTCTACCATTGAGCTACACCCGCAAATATTACTCTTCGCTATCGGTCTGACTATCAGACTCAGCAGATTCGAGTAGCTGAATTAACGCAATCGATTGATCACGAAGCTGTCCAATTGTTGCAAGTTCTTCACCCCTAAAACCACCTCTGCCAGCAATCGTATCAATTACTGCTACAGTACTTCGGGTTACTCGGTTAGTAAGATCTTGAATTTCTTCTGTCATTTCCATATTAAACTCCATACGTACTAGATTTTTCAAGTGCTACCCAATATTCAATATTGGATTCTGTATTCACAAAATGTGAAATTAATTTAGATGAAACTCCAA